ACACTGACGACATTAGGAATACTTTCAATTACTTGATAGGAACTTATATTTAGGATGCAATAACACACGCACAAACATTCAAGTCAATTCTTTTTGACGCAGGGGGACGACGGACGACGGACGTATTTTTATCGTTCCATCACGGCCTTGCGGTCTAGGACGATACTCTTGCATATCTTGCTCGCAATGCGAGCCTCTACATCCAGATCATTCACTTTCATGATATCTGCAATCAACCTATGATACTGCTCACGCCGAGTGACGGTTCCTCGGAAATGATCTGGGTACACTAACCGCCAGTCATCTACCATGCGACCCAACTTGCGACCTATCAAAAGGACTGAATTAGCCAACAGTTTCATCGCCTTCTCATTTTTCTCCCACCCCGTCTCATTCTTCACACACACCGTATTGCGTCGCGCATCTGTACAGTGTATCGGTCTCTCTGTAATATCCATATCCTGTATCGATTCCAAAATCTTACGGGTTATTGTAGCCACGTATCCATCATGATCCATACGGTCCAAATCAGTCACCGTACACTCGATAGAATCCATCACCTCTTTCAACGTATACGCATCTTTGCAGTCCTCGTTGAGAAACACATTCAGATTGAACTGATTGTTATTTGTCGTATTGTTATTTGTGATACATTGGGGGCCATTCAGAGTTATCGCTTCCACTAACAAGCGGGTCTGCTCCGCTGCCGCCGCCGCCTGCGCTGCGTGGGATTCCATTTGCGCCGCCATTTGAGTCTGCATCATCTCCTGAAAGCCTTTTATGACCGTCTCCTCGCTAATATTTTTATAAATTACTTTATTTACGGGTTCAGGTTTACTAATCGGGAGGTAGGTATTTTCGGCATTTTCGTGACTACATTTCTTTTTATGCAGTGATAAGCCTTGGCGATACTTATATGATTTCCCACAAATACACATATATGCAGTGGGGTTTTTTGGGGTTTTTTGGGGTTTTTTGTCACTATTTGTCATCATTTTATGTTTTGCAGTCAATAAGTGACGACCATAGTCTTTTTTGTTACAGCATTTAAAGTCACAACTTTCACATATATATTCAAATGGGTTTTTTGGGTTTTTTATGTCACTCATATTGTCACTAATTGTCACTATCTTTGTCTAAAGTATGCAGAGACAAAAAGACGGAGGTACAGACACAAAATCCGATAAATTTTAGTTTATGGTAACAAACTTGAAAAGTACCCCAAAGTTTGTTAGCATAAGAATTTAAAAAGAGTAAAGTTCAAAAGTCCTCGAGAAAATTGTAAAACGACAAAAATAAATGTCGTTTTGTACTTTGTTGAGAGACTTTTGGGAAAAGTAAATTTATAAGTGGGAACTCTGTCCCACAAAACATTGAAATCAGAATATATGTGTTCTATACATAAAGATAAAATATACAATTCATATACAAGAACCATGCATGAAAGAGATATTATCACAATTATTGAGAACCGTCATATATTAATGGAGTTGATAAAACAAAATCCCGGACATATTGTTATCAAACTGGGTGCGGATTGGTGTGGTCCATGTAAGCGAATCGAAAAAAACGTCAAAGAATTCTTTTTAAGTTGTCCTCCAAACGTTTTGTGTTGTGACATTGACATAGACGAGAATTTCGATATGTATGCATATCTAAAAAGTAAGCGTATGGTGGATGGCGTCCCGACTGTGCTTGTTTACAGCAGAGGAAACAGTTCCTTTATCCCTGACCATATCCATTCTGGAGGAGACGTGGTCGGGTTCGAATCATTTGCATCGGCGATGCTCCGTAATTTTAGCAAGTAAGATATATTATCTCTATGTACATTATTAACATGTCTCAGATACATACATCTCTTATTGTATCGCATCAGGCACGAATACGATGTCTGATGCATATGTATGGTATTGGTATTATGCCAAACCCAGAGCCTGAACGTTCTCTTTTAGAAGAACCTCTCATCTCGTCGGAACGGTTGCATGAAGAGGGAGGTGCTGTGGTTGGTGGTGGCGGTGCCAAACCTGGACAGGTTGCATCGTTCAAGAACGCGGCAGTATTACAATTGGTCATTAATGCTAAATATATTTCGGTGTCTCTTGTCGTGTCCGGAAGCATTGACGCGAAAGAGGACAAGCCTGGATACACATACTTTATCCGACCAGAGGATTCGAAAGGCGAAAATGTTTCGTATTCTGAAATACCGTTTCCCAAAACGACTATAGAAAATAAATTCTATTCCGGCCTCGGAGACGATACATATGAGTTCTATTTGGTTCGCCACGGGCAAGCCGACCACAACCTTCTTAAGGGAATAGACAAAGCCTTTAGCACCAAGGACACGTCGATCACACGTACTGGGATAAACCAAGCAGCTAAAAGCGGTGAGATATTAAATAAACTCATCAATGGTGATAATGGTGATATGCGGTACCAAGCACCAACGTATTTATTCGGTTCGGACCTGAGACGTACTCGCCAGACGATGTTTGAAATCATAAAGGCGTTTCCTCCTTTAAACGAGGATAGTATGGATGATGGACAGAAGATTATTATTTTGCCTTGCGCTCACGAACTGACATATAATCCTTCAAATGGAAAATGTGATGCGGGTCAGGGAATGACCCCAAACGAGAATATCAGCACATGTACGCGTGAGACCTGCGTTAATGATGGAGGGGTCAATCGAACGTATAAACCCAAAGAAACAGGAAAATCGTCGAAAAGTGTCGGAATAAATCAATACTACAATAACGATTGGAGCGCGTACTACAACTTTTACGGCGATGCGACGCGTGCGACGCGCAACTGGATACCAAGTTGTCTGACCTGCGCGAAAAGCAAACGGTGTCGCGACACTGACATGATTCAAGAGGCGATCAACTCCGTGAAGATTGAGTACGAACGAAGAAACGATGAGTCGAGACCCGGGTCGGTGATTTCGTCTCAGGGGTCTCATGGGTCTCAGGGAGTGAGGTTATCGGAGATAAGCCGATACAGTTTTAGTGACTCTGAGTCGGACGACGATAATGATTCAGACGAAGAAACTGTGAAGACGGGTGGTGGAAGGCGTCGCACGCGTCGCACGCGTGTGCGCCGCGTGTCTATTGCGCGTCGCGGTCGTTCTCTTAAGAAGAAGGTTCTCTCTAAGAAGACTAAGAAGAATAGGAAGAAGACGCGTCGATTGAAGAAGAATAAGAAGACGCGTCGTAAGCGCAGAAAACAATAGGTCAATATCGAGATAAAAAGATAAGCATTGATAGTAGTAATACTATGAGTCGTGGTACAACGGATGCAGACACTGAACTCGACCTGGATATTGACAATTATGATTTGAGCGACCTGTTGGGGTTGTTTCAGTTGGATGTTGGGTATGGTGAAACGGAATTGGCTCGTGCTAAGCGTCTTGTATTGAAGACGCATCCTGATAAGTCTCACATGGACTCGAAGTACTTTTTGTTTTACGGCAAGGCGTATAAGATATTATATCAGTTGTGGAAGTTTAGAAATGTGCAGGTCGATTCGAAATCGGTGAATACATCTATTGATGGCAATGGTCGACGTGAACGTGAACAGATGGTGTACGTGTCAGATACGGCATGTGACCGTGATTCTAGTGGTAACGGTGAATTATTGGACCGTATGTTTCGCGAGAACAGTGCGCTGCGCAAGGCTCCTGAGTTTAATCGGTGGTTCAACGCCGAGTTTGAGAAGGCGCGAGTGGATACTGCAGATGCCGATGGGTATGGTGATTGGCTTGTCGAGGATTGCGAGGATGTTCCGTCGCAGCAGGGTAGTACAGGTCAGATGATGGCAGCGTTTACAGAGAAGAAGCGTCAAGCATGTCAAGATGTAGTCGTTCATCAAGAAGTGGAGTCTTTCTATGGCGGTTTAGGCGGGAATATGGGTAGTGATCTGGGTGGCAGTGGATGCGATGTTTACGATTCAACAGGTAATTCTGGCGGTGTTGGTTATCAGGATCTTCGCAAGGCTCATACTGAGACGATGATTCCAGTGAGCGATGCAGATTTGGCTCGTCGTAAGGCTTTTGGAAGTGTGGATGAGATGCGTCGACACCGCACTGGTCAAGATACCTCTCCGTTGAGCGCTGCAGAGTCTCGTCAACAGTTAAGCAATCATTCTGCTCGCGAAGATGAGAGTGCAATGCGTCGTGCATATCGTCTAACGAAAGAGGTCGAGGAGGCAGAGAAGCGGTCACAACAGTTTTGGAAGAACCTGCGAATGCTGAAAGATAAGTAAAATATTGTAGTACGGTATAGTATAGCTAGCAGAGATGGTATCTAAGATGAATGACTATATAAAGTTGGGGTCTCTCTTTCTTATATTAATGACAGTAGGTATATTCTATAAGCGATATGAAGACAAGTTAAGTTCTGATATGTCTGAACGTAATGATGCAGCGATTCGTGAATATTTGATTACTGACAATAACGATTTGGCGGGTATAGTGCGAACCAAGCCTATTTTATGGATTCCAATCCATTATGAGTATAACTCTCGTAATTGGGATAGTTTTGGGTCTCGTAGTAGTTACGATTTGAATCAACCCTATGTGTATTTGACAGTGAAAAGTATAATCCATCATTGCAAGGAATCCTTTCACATTTGTTTAGTGGACGATAACAGTTTTGTGCGATTGATGCCTGACTGGAAGTATGCTAATGCTCGGTTGTCTAATCCTGTTGCAGATCATGTGCGTCGTCTGGGTGTGACAAAGTTGCTACATACCTATGGTGGTATGACAGTTCCTCCTTCGTTTTTGTGTTTACGTGATCTTATCGAGATGTATACGAACGGAACATCTGACTCTAAAAGTATGTTTATCGCCGAGAATCGCAATCGTAGTGTTACGTTTTCTACCCGTGAGTATATAGCAGATCCTAACATTATGGGTGCGCCTGCAGGCAATACTGAGATGGGTGCGTTGTCTGTTTATATGGAGAAGTTGACCGAGTCGGATAAGACTGCTCGTGCTGATTTTACAGGTGAGGTTAGTGAGTGGTGCGCTGCAAACCAGCGCATCATCAAGGTGGACGCATCTCTTATTGGTGTTCGTGATAAGAAGGGTCGTTCAATAATGATAGAAGACCTTTTATCTAATAATTATTTAGATTTAACGACACATGCTTATGGTGTTTATATTCCATCTGAAGATGTGTTGTCGAGATCTAAATATGCTTGGTTCGCTCGCCTTTCTGGGCGTCAGGTTCTGGAATCGAATACGATATTGGGTAAATATTTGTTGATAGCAAACATTCCAGATGCGAATGTTTCTGGTTCTGTTCCAACGTCCGATGATGAGAAACCGGAATGGATCGCTTATTGGCAGGTTCCCTCGAACGCTCCTGTATGGGGTGTGAAACCCAATTATTTGGGTAATCGATTGGCTTCTTCACTAGATGGTGTTCCGTCTGTATGAGGGACTACCGTATCATCTTCAATACGAATAGATGTATAGTATATGCGGTATTCCAATGATGCCTTTCCTCTATCATATACCGTTGTAGATATGTAAGTAAAATTGTTATATTTGCATAGTTGTCGCAATATAGTAAGAAATCTTTTGTATGGTGTCGGATCATCAAGATAATATTGTTTTGATGTATAATAATATGGTCGTATCATATTGATAAAATCTATATAATGATTGTTATATTTTGCTCGTTTTAAGGTTTCATAATTAACGATATATTGTGTGTTATTTTTAATGCATATGGGGTCCAAAAAGTTTTTAAGTAGATGTGGTGGAAGTTTCTTCTTAAATACAAATGTTGGCATTATTGTTTTGATTATTACTTATTACCTTAACTAAAGTATATTAATACTATTTTTTGAATGTGGGGTAAATTATGTGTGATATATCTCTCTTTAGGACAAAATAGTTACAATATTATTTGTGAATAATGCTAGTTCAATATCACTTTCATGAATTTCATGAAAGACTGTTATATATTTGCACACATATGGTATGACTTTATATTTTTCTGATTCTGTGAGCATTGATGTTATTTTCACATATGCGAAGTAATTGTGTAATATATCTACAACTGAGTATCCATCATCATAGATAGAATATAAAATCTGAATAGCTGTATTTAGATTTTGTGATTTTATCATTTTCGTAAAGTTATCAAACGTTTTTATGTCGATGTCGCTACAAATTGTCTGTGCGATATCGTACGTGATATTACAGTTCATTAGTTTGCATTTTTCTATATAATTGATGAGTGTTTTAATAGTAGAATTACATAGGGAAATAATAAACCTTTTTGCATCACTGGTAACCTGTATTTGTTCCATATTAACAATATTATCGAAAACTGATTTCATGATAGAAGGTGTGATTGTTGGAAGTTTAATGATAGTCAGTCTAGATTGAATACTTTCTATAACCTTTTGATTATTACTACATGTAGAGAGAAAGCATACCATATGTCCGTATTTATCAATGCAGTTTCGAAACGCTTGTTGGCTCTGTTCTGGTATAAGATCTATATCGTCAATGACTACAATTTTGTTTTTCGATTTAACGACACTACTTGTTTGACAGAATACCTTTACATCTGACCTATAATAACTAATTCCTTGTTCATGTAGGTTGTTAATAAACATAACATTTTGGTGATATTCTCTTGTGTTATAGTATTCTCCATAATATTGTCGAATAATAGTTTGTACCATAGTTGATTTTCCTGTGCCCATGCCTCCGACTATTAACATATTGAGTTGTCCTGATTCTATAAGCGTATCAAATGTATTTGTAAGTGGTTTTGAGAGACGATAATCCTCTAGTGTATGGGGGGTATATTTATTAACAAGAAGCATTGTTTGAATATAATTATGCAGTATATCTGTCTATATTATTGTGGGTAGTGTCGTTTTTGAGTGTTGAAAATCTATTTGAATATGATTTGAATATATTTTCGTTCGTCAACAATATAAGTATAAATTGTATGTAGTATAGTACACAGACTTATGTCCGATAATTTGTATGAACGGTTGTCTCTTAGCAATGATGCGAATGCTTCCGAAATAAAAAAGGCGTATCACCGTCTTTCTCTCAAGCATCATCCTGACAGAAATCATAACAGTGAAGAAAGTACCAAAATGTTTCAACAGATTGGAGAGGCTTATAATACGTTAGGCGATGCTACAAAAAAACGACAGTATGATTTATCACAGTCGTTAGGAATGGACTGTAATGCAATGCCCGAGTTCGGTAATATGGAAGAGTTATTTACGAACCTTTTTGGCATGGGAGGTGGTATGGGTGGTGGCATGAATGCATTTCCATTCCGAGGTATGTCGCAAGATGACATGTCTGGTGGGAAAATGAACTTTGCAATGTTTCATAATGGTGTTCCTGTAAATATGAACATGCGCAACACAAAACCTACTGCAATTACGAAACGCATTGAAATCGATATAGATCTTGTTTTGGTAGGGGGTAAGGTGCCAGTCGAATACGAACGATGGGTTTTAGAAAGCGGTGTTAAACGAAATGAAACCACGAAAGTTTACGTGAACATATTTCAGGGAATAGATAACAATGAGACTATTGTCGTGAAGGATGTGGGCAACATCATACACGACAATTGTATTGGAGATTTAAAGGTAATTATTCATGTGCGTAACGATAGCGAGTATATCCGAAATGGACTCGACCTTATGGTTAATAAGACAATTTCTTTGAAAGATGCTCTTTGTGGATTTTCATTTGATCTAAAGTACTTGAATGGGAAGTCATATACAATTACAAATCAGGAGGGAAGTATTGTTGTCCCTGAGTACACCAAATTAATTCCTAATATGGGACTACAGCGCGAGGAGTCTCGCGGTCATTTAATGATTCGGTTTCACATTGAGTTTCCGAAGAGTCTAGATAAAGATATCATACAAAAACTAAAAGAGTGTTTATGAGAGTATTTACAGAGTGTACATGGTCATACTTTCTGCTTGTTTCGCTCCTGCACTGTTAGCGGCGGCTTTGGCAGCACCTGTTGCAGTTGCTGAGGTGCTAGTACTATTTGATGCATGTTTGACAGTCTTTGCGTTTCTCATTACATGTAGAAATGCTAATACAATGCCTATAATGATAAGGAACGGGAACAATATTAGGAACCATGATACACCTGGATGCCCCTTGTCACAGAGAAAGTTGAGAAAGTATGTCCACAATATATTCATAAATAACTGCCACATAGTGGCAAGAAAATGCGTAGAAGTTGCAGAAAATCCAATGGTGGATAAAAGCGACATGCCTAAATACAGTTGAGCAGGTGTGCATAATTCGGCCGGTGATTTTATTTGCATGTTAGTTATAATATGTGTTACTATTATTTTTGTTTACTAATGAAACATTGCAATGATATAAAGATGTCACAATGTGATAGTGTATATCAACTAATATGAGCGCATATTCTACGCAAAATGACCTGTTAATGACTAATCTTCTTGCATTCTACGACCGTGAAGATAATTTGGGAACGATGCTACGTGTGGTTGCCGGTGAAACCCGTGTGTCTCTCCGTATTGTGGATTGGTTTGTTACAAATTATGCTAAAAAATACTATACTGTATACAACATTCCAGCAGATCCAAATACTGCGTCAGTATCTCGTCGGTTTAAGGTGTATACTGACTACAAACTTAAACTAAAAGCGTACTCAAAGAAGAGGTTCGATCCGTTCTGTCGATGGGACCGCATAAGCATTCCATATACAGCCCATTCGTCTGTTCAGACCACTATTGGACAACTCAACTTTTTCAAATGGATTATTGAATCTAATATTATTCAGTATATTGAAGACCATTATGATGAGATCGAGGCCGATATGAATAATCGAAATAGCACTTCGAAGAAGCGCGACAAATATGAAAGTGTGTCTGGAACAAAAACCCGCAAGAAGCGTGAAGAACTATCTATTTCTGCGACAAAAACCATCAAGACTGAAAATGTGGAGATTGTAGTGTCATTTTCTTAGATGTGGGTACAAGTAAGTAATTCGTATACGATACTGTTTTGAAACATTATCGTATAAATAGTGGCCAATATGAATAAATAATAATACTTATTATGGGTGGATTACATTCTGTACCAAAAATAGGATTTGAAGATATTATAGATACAGTTCTTAAGAATAGTCATACGTTTACATTGATTAATACGCTTCCACCTACAGAACAAGATTGTCTTATAACAGGTACATTGTCCGCCTTTTCTGAAGAAAGTGTGATGAATCAGTTAATTTCCTCGAATAAGTCTCATTACATAGTGGTGTACGGTCGTAACGCAAATGACCCTACACTGGTCAAAAAATATGAACAACTGACAAAGTTTGGGTTTGCCAATGTACACGTGTACCTTGGAGGTATGTTTGAATGGCTTCTTCTACAAGAAGTGTATGGGAAAGAAACCTTTCCAACCACCAATAATTGTTCAGATTTATATAAATATCGTCCCGTAAAAACATTGGGCATATCGACCATAAACACACATCCCTTGTTGATGTGATACTTCAATCAAAATTGAAAGTGTATTAGAAAGAACTATTATTACAAACCCTATATATATATATATCAACCATGAGTTGTTCCGATATGAATGTAACACTTGTTTCGAGTGACGGAGTTACATTTTCAGTTCCAATAAAAGTTGCAAGTTTGAGTATTTTCGTTAGTATGATGACGACAAATGACTGCGACATTGATACAGATGATTGCGAGATTGAAAGTATTCCCATTCTGCGGGTAAATGGTAAGACATTACGTATTATTATTGAATATATGCATTATTACTCCACTGACCCTATGGTAACCATTGAAAAACCACTTGTCTCCAATTATATTGGAGACGTAGTCCAAAACTGGTACGCCATCTTCATTGAACGTGTGAAACAAGAAAACATGTTATATGACATTGTTAATGCATCAAATTATATGTATATACAGCCTTTACTAGAGTTGTCATGTGCCGAGATTGCATTAACAATCCGACAAAAAAGTAGAGATGAAATTCGTGACGAGTTCTATCTTACAACATAATATTTCGTGTGATAAATCAGTATATTTGTATATTTTTGTTAGTCTGTTTTTGTTTTAGATGTATCGGAATCCGACGACCTAGTAGATGAACAATTATGGATGATATTTTTATGTACCTTTTCAACAATACAGTTGATACGATAAATCCAATTGTCAATAGTTTGAGGCGTTGTATTGATATTGACATTGCCGTCTAACACATGAATCTCGCAATCCATTTTCAGCATCATATTATTATGGTAATCTCCGCATGCTTGCAAGTATTCGATAGGGATACTTCCTTCTCCATCGCGTCCGCGTTTCGCAACGCGTTGTAAACACATGGTTGGGTCAGTTTTGATGTATACGATGTTAGTAACATCAAAATCATCAATGAATGTATCAAACCATTTATTGTATATCTGGTAGTCGACACTCTCTATTTTTTTGTCGTCGTAGAGCATCTTTGCGAATACATATTTGTCTGTATGTAGACATCGTTCTGATATAAACACACAATCAGGATTTTCTTGGATTGCTTTGCGGATGGTTGCTAGACGAGATATATACGCCATCATCTGAAAAGAGAATGAGTATTTTTCTTGATTTCCGTAGAACTTCTCTAACATAGTGCAACCGTCCTCGTCACAAATGGTGTTCCAATCGTCAACGGGTTCTTGTAGGAAAACTACATGTGGTAATTTTGAAAATGCATGTTTGAGTTCTGACATCAATGTAGATTTGCCTGAACCAATATTTCCTTCAATGGATATGATAGATGCTTTATGGAACTGTGAAGATAACATGGTGAGTAACGGATCTTTGATATAATATATACTGATGATTTATGTTTATACAGGTTGTTCTAGATATGAAGATCAATTTTGATTGGTAATACAGAAAAGTATATTCTGACACAAATTGAAATAGAAGAACTCTATATAGTTATCATACATCTTATATACTAGTTCACGAAGTAGTTTCATTAATACATCATGGATCTTTCGCAAGTAAAATTAAACAAAACCGAATGGGACTCTATTGAGATCCCACTACGCGTAGAAGAACAACGCGTGATCGACCTGATCATGAAAGGATATAATGATTTATCTATCAGAACAAATCACAATACGTCATTGGCCACATATCTCCGTCTCTCATCTACCATTGAAGGTCTGGACGACTATTTATTCAAAGAGTATTTTGAAAAGACTGTGCGTGACATTGACCCTACACTGATTCCAAATATTCGCGCAATAAAACTGCGAAAGGGTGATATGATGAAGATCAACCTTAACAAGGCAGATAATTTGACGATGTTCGATGTATATGAAACCAAATTGTTGGAACTCGTTCGAAGCATATACACGTCTCATCAAAGTCATAAACCGTTCCATATTGATTATTTCACCTTACACAATCTTCGACGAAATCTTGTCCCACGCTTAAATAGTTGTGTTTTATCCTGTATCGATGAGGTTCTATCAAAATATGCTAACAGTGTCACGGTGAGAGACCTTGTTTTGGATGCACATAATGTTATTGAAAAAAACAAAATGCTCATTCACAACGAAGACACTACGCTGTATAGTCATCAGCGGGATATATTCCAGAAATTACGTAATCCCGACCTAGCAGAACGCGCTACCAAATATTTAGAAGCACAGACAAACCTTCTTACTGCAAAAGAGACATTCGATGCGGCATCACAAGGAGAAGACGACCATGTATTTTATGAAGCAGAGAAGGCTCTAGAAAAAGCTCAGGCAGAACTAAATCGGTTTCAAACACCAACCCGCGCGAACCTTGTTCTCTATACCGCGCCTACGGGAACAGGGAAAACGCTAACACCGTTAGCATTGTCACAAGGATATGTGGTGTTATTTGTTTGTGCTGCTCGCCACGTAGGCCTCGCACTCGCAAAGAGTGCAATCAGTATTGGACGTAAGGTTGCATTTGCATTTGGCTGCGAAAGTGCAGACGATATTAGGTTACATTACGCTGCTGCAAGTGTATATTCAACTCATCCGCGAACTGGTAAAATCTGGAAGGTAGATAATAGTGCGGGCGAGAAAGTTCAGATTATGATATGTGATGTAAAGTCGTATCTATGTGCTATGTACTATATGCAATCATTCAATGCAATTGACAATCTACTAACGTTTTGGGACGAGCCTACTATTGGGTTGGATGTTGACGACCATCCTCTACATAAGGATATTCACATGTTGTGGCGTGACAATATTATTCCAAACATGGTATTGTCTTCAGCCACTCTTCCATCTGATACCGATATTGTTGATACAGTAAATAATTTTGAAACAAGGTTTGGACAAGAAACTGATGAAACAACATCCTGTATGACTTATATTAGTAGTCATGACTGTAAGAAAACAATTCCACTTATTAATAAGAATGGATTTAGCGTTATGCCACATTACTTATCTAATGAAGACCACACTGTTGCTATAACATCTGCCAAACACTGCTTAAAAAATCCTACGCTTTTGCGATATCTGGATTTAGAAGAGTGTGTAAGGTTTATTGATCATGCAATTTCAAACTCGTATGTAAGTTCAAGATACTCGATAAATCGCAAGTTTGCAGATTTATCTGATGTGACAATGACAAATGTAAAAATATATTATATCAATACATTGATTAATATCGCTCCTGGCTGCTGGGGAGCCATGTGTGTAGGTCTTCGTGCTACCCGATACCCCAAACTGCGTTCCAATGCTAGCCTAGATACAACTACAGGAGCAAGATTGACCAAATCACATAGTATAGGACCCGGAAGTTCTGTGTTTTCAAGTTCAAAATCATCCGCATTCAAATCGACAAGTAAAGATGGAGATAAATTAACCCGTTCTGAAAGTATTACTCCTTTGAAATCAGAGCCGATTGCTCCAGTCATAACACAATCTTTAAATCCAGGAGTATACATTACTACCAAAGATGCATATACTCTTACGGATGGTCCCACCTTATTCTTAACAGATGACTTGGAAAAGATTGCCAAGTTTTACTTGAAACAGTCATATATTCCCGCCTCCACCTTATCTGTGATTCTTGAACGTATCAACTTCAATAATGGGGTAAGTGAAAAACTGGCTGATATTGAGCAACGGTTAGAAACACTAACTGAAAAGTTGGACGCAGCCACATCAAATAGTGATACGGGAAAACAAAAGGGTTCGAAATCCAAAGGAGATAAGACCAACAAGAAGTCAGGAGGAACCGCCTCATCTCGCGATACAGATGATAGTCGAACTACAGTTGGACAACTAAGCGCTGAACGCAATATGTTGTACACTATGATCAAGAACATTGAACTAGATGAAATATTTGTGCCAAATAAAGTTCCTCATGCATCGCGATGGGCAGAAACACCAGAAACAAGTAATGGTTTCACAAGTGATATCAGTAATGATGTAATCTGTCAAATCATGGCGATTGATGGCGTAAATGATACATGGAAGATCCTCCTACTAATGGGTATCGGTGTGTTTGCAAACCATAACAGCCAATCTTATACAGAAATTATGAAACGTATGGCAGACGAACAGAGACTTTACTTGATTATTGCATCCAGTGACTACATATATGGCACTAATTATCAGTTCTGTCACGGATACTTGGGAAAAGACGTGAAACTTACACAACAGAAAGCAATCCAGTCCATTGGCCGCATTGGTCGTAATAATATTCAACAAACATATTCTGTGCGTCTTCGTGATGACGCACAGGCCACCCTTCTACTATTGCCATCGGAAAATAACGTAGAAGTACGTAACATGAATAAACTATTCACAACATAGCGTAACCAACACACATCCAAATGATTATATATTGTATAGTGTATTTTTATACTTGTATTACTATGGTTTAAATAGAATATTTTATTCTCTTTAGATAGACTAAAATGTTGACAACCCATAACAACGATATCGATAATACCACTAGTGATAACGATAACACTGCAGAACCCACTACTAAGGTAGGGAATTACCCTAATGACGAAACAATTCCTAATGGAACATTCTATTGCACTTTGTGTAAATTCAAAACTACCAAAAGCAAATTATATGATAAACATCTTCTTACCAAGAAGCACCTGTATAGCGAATCAGTAATCGATGCATATAATGATTACGCTGACCTAATTTCTAATCCAAGTAATGAAATTGCACCAGTACCAGCAGATAGTTTGATACGAACATCTCATAGGTGTCCATGTGGTAAAATATACAAACATCGTCAGAGTTTATGCATTCACAAGAAAAAATGCACATATATACCACCAAGTCGCGACCCACCATCTCCACCACCATCTCCACCACCATCTCCACCAGAATCACCTATATCCCGTTCTACATCCAATTTTCATATGAGACATAGATCCGTAAATAATCTTCCAATAAGACCTATACCTGAATCTACTCCTAATATCTCTCTAATGCCTAGACCTGAACCCAGTATTAATATTGTTCCATTAAACGGTGAACATTCATCTGTACATAGACGTTCTTCTACGCTTACTACAAATCGTCCTCCTAACTTAGTAACCGACCCGGCGGACATTATTTTAGTAGATCCGTTCACACCTAAGCAAGTACGTAACGCTATTTTTGCAATCGATACATATGAAACAGCGGTAAATGAACCATCTGAGAACACATTTCCTGACACGGTTAATATTGCATCATGTGCGACGGCTGCTATTTTAGTAACAGCTGAATCTCTTTCCGCGAATGTGAGTGCCGATAGTAGTATTTCTGCGATCGCTAATGTAATTGCGTCATCATTCTCTGAAGAGACGCGCGAACTATGTATCCATCGCGAAGTAGTAGTCAGATGTATCAAGTTGGTTCTTCCACTTTATCTTAACTTATTAACGCGCATGAATATGCAAGAAGACGAAGATCTTCCTGAAGATATGATAGAATCTATTGACCCCGAAGCACCTATTACAATTGGTTATCTTGCATTAAAATCGTGTGTTAATATTCTTTATTTTATTCTTTCTCGCATTGATGAACAACCACTCATCGAAGGAGATGATGTAGTGGATATTTCTAATTCTGTCTAATTCCTTCTAATCAACTATTTTGGCGGCAAAAACATGTAAAAACATATACATGTATAATATATGGCTAGCACAGTTGAACCACCCAAAACATCGTCTCCTGAAAATAACGACCCTGTTATAACAACCTCGACAACTCCACTACCCACTGATAGTATTCCTTTGACTACATCGGGTCCAGAAAACAATCCATCTAATGAGGTAGTATCTGAACCCGAAACTGGAACAGATGCGGTGTCTGAAGCTGAACCTGAACCTGAACCTGAACCTGAACCTGAACCTGAACCTGAACCTGAACCTGAACCCGAACCCGAACCCGAACCTAATCTGGATGCAGGTGCATTAACTGCGCCTGCGCCATCTGAATCCACATCACCTAAATATGAAGACCCATTAACTGATTGGTTCAAGCAGATGCAATATGTCATATTTCATAGCGAACTGACAAACTTAAAAAAGGGCAATATGAATATCTTGAAAGAGTGTGCTGATTCAAAGCGTCTTTTGGATTTAAAATTTTTAGATCTTACTAATCAGATAAATCGAGTTCAAACATCTGTAATATTTCTCTCTACAATCTCTGGATTTCTTAATGCTACAAAGGAACAGTTTAATATTTCAGAAAGTGTTATATCCGTTATTTCTATTTCAATATCAACCTACGTGACCCTAGTTCTCTCTATCTCCAAATATTATAAGTTTGATGACATGCGAGAAAGTATTCAAGTGTTGCGTGAGAAATATGCGATTCTTCACAACAAGATTGAACATCGTGCAGATGTACTTGGTCCGTGGTGTGATAAAAACTTATGGAAGTTCACTGACCCTAAGAAAAAACTCGATGAATGGAGTAAGATCAAACAAGAAATGGATGATGAATATGACATACTGATTGAAACCAAGAAAACATTAACAACCGAGTTTGAAATCATTATGGATACAAGGTCTCGTAACGTGTACAACATTGTCAATAAGAGATTAACATATAATAATCGCAAAGAATTGGCTGATTGGGCAATTCACGAATTGGAACTTGAAGCCAGCATTGAAGACAAATTTGCAAAACATGATGCGAAGAGAGCTGCAACAAATACAGTATCAATGTCTGCAAAGCGCAGACAATCTATTCAGTCTGGACATGAGGCTCTTGAGGATAACTGGGACAGTGACGATTTGGACTTTTAGGGGGTTTTGAGACAAAATTGAAACTACACGTATGTATGTATATCACAATCATTATAATACTTTAGCAATAGCAATATGCAAACAGAACCTATGCCACTATTGATTCGTCCTGAACCAACGCATGCATCAGACAGGTCAGACATGTGTGACATGTGTGAATATAAAGGCCTTTGCGATCAATGGAGTTGGTATGATATGTATGACATTCTTCAAGATGGTCTGGGTTCCGATCATTACTCTCATGTCGATAATAATGTAGATCTTGTAAGAAAAATACAGTATCTTTGTAATAATCCGTTGTTAAACAGCGTGATGACACCTGAAATAGTAGATTCGATTGATGCACATGAATGGTTTATCTATGATTACGATAAGGTAGGGGGGTATTATCGCGAGGATCCTATTACCAAAGAACAAGTTCGTGTTCCCCGACGACGTGTATACTTTTGGGATGACGAGATGACAGATTATGACGCTCTTTGTCAGACAATTGTGAACATATTATCTATAATAGATGATTGGGTTTGGGAACATCGCGACGGGGATATTTATACGCTTCTATACGATAAGGGTGGTGGTGAAAAAACCATGATCGCAACCATTAATGAGATATACGATACAATCATAGACATGTATTTTACAGTGATTGAGTCTCGGGAGTCTGAGGATGAAGAATGTGATAGTGTGAGTTGAATAAGAACAAACGTGTGAATAATTGTATTTTTTACATGCTAATACACCGTAAGCGTAAAAATTGAATATACATAGGTTCGAATGAACGTATGTATAATCTGATATAAATATGTCTGCTATCGATACTAAATCAAAAGCAGGAGAGGAAATCACCCAGTGGTTAGTGTCTTCTGTGTCCACAGTTGATTCAAAAGGAAAGCGATGGAGTGATGAGGAGGTTGTTCAGTTGCTTGCTGAGTTGGTTGACCCATCAAACAAGTCATTCGCTGCAATTGCAACCACACACGGGCGCACGCGTGGCGCAATCGAGTCGCGCGCGCGCGAGATCGCAGTAGATATGGTCGAGAAAGGTGAGAGCGCCTCTGAAGTAGAGCGATGCACACGTATGACCCCCGAACAATTGGTGGAAGCGGTTGCGAAGCGCGCCGAACGCCTGGCTGCACAAAAGAGGAAGAAGGAAGAAAAAATACATGAGAAAGAGGAAAAGGAAAAGGCTTCAAAAGAAGCCGAACGTATATCGATGAAGACCCAAACATTGTCGATAGAACAGCAGTGCGCACTCCAGCAGTTCGAAGACGACGACAACTTATTTATCACAGGAGAAGGTGGTACAGGTAAAACGCTCTTGATACGACATTTGGTGCGTTCCGCAAAGATTCATGACAAGAAGGTGCAAGTATGTGCAATGACGGGTTGCGCTGCGCTACTATTAGAATGCAACGCGCGTACCATTCATTCGTGGAGCGGTATTAAGTTAGGTCGTGGAGAGTTGAATGAGATAATCGACGACATCTTTAGTAATCACAAAGCGCGAACTTCTTGGAGATCCACTGATGTATTGATTGTAGATGAGGTTAGTATGATGTCCGCCCACATTTTCGAGTTGCTTGATACTGTCGGTCGTCGTGTTCGCGGATCGCGTCTTCCCTTTGGTGGAATGCAAGTGGTGTTTGTAGGCGACTTCTTCCAGTTGCCTCCCGTGGCTAGGGGAGGATCGGAAGATGCTGAAGGTCGGTTTTGCTTCGAGTCAAACAGATGGTTGGCAACCTTTCCGATTGATAATCATATCGTATTAAATACCATGTTTCGTCAAAGTGATAACATGTTCCGTCGTATTTTGAAGAATGTGCGTATGGGAACTGTAACCGATGATGACGTAGAGGCATTGAATAAGTGTGTAGATCGTGATTTTGATTTGAAAGCACATCAGGGCGTAGTGCCTGCCAAACTGTTCCCCACAAAGAATAAGGTAGATGCAATTAACGCCAAGATGTTCGCAGCACTTAAGGGAACGGTCTATGAATTTGCGGCCATTCAGAAAACCGATTGTCATTCAATGATGGATGGTTCATCGAAGGCATTGACGTCAAGTGTGATTGGTCGATGTAAGAAACTCCTCACAAAGCAAAAGACTACATACGAGTTAGAAAGTTTAATGAACAACTCCCCATGTATGCAGACACTCTCATTAAAACAAGGAGCAAATGTCATGTGTACTGTCAATCTTGATCTTGAACGTGGTATTGTCAATGGTGCGCTTGGAACTGTAGTTGACTTCGTGACAAGTGTTGAAGGTTCATTAGAAGTAACTCGTCCGGTGGTGCGCTTTTCCAACGGTGTGGTTACTACAATCCCAATCAAGTTTTGGCAGTCGGAAGAATTTCCGACGATTGCTCTAGGTCAGGTTCCATTAAGTCTTGCTTGGGCGATGACTATTCATAAAATCCAAGGCGCTACCCTCAGCATGGCGGAGATTGATGTAGGTGGTGGTATATTTGAGTGCGGTCAGACCTATGTTGCATTGTCGCGTGTTAGAGATTTGGATGGGTTATATCTGTCTAAGTTTGACCCAACTAAAATTAAATCTAGCCTGCGTGTGCGCAACTTCTATCGCAGCATTCCCGAAGTGGAGTATGAGGTTGAAGAGACCAATGAGAAACCTGAACTGGAGTTTGAGAGGTTTGCCATGAATACTCCATAGATTTATAGATTACATAAAATATTGTTATTTTTTCAGGTGTACTAGTATGACACCTTCGGATCTTTCTCTCTACAACAAGACTAAAAAGTATATCTACAAGAAAAATCCTAAACATAGTGCTTATCGAAGCGGCATGTTGGTCAAAACGTATAAAAAGCGTTTTGCAAAGAAACATGGAACCCGCAAAAAGCCCTATTTGGGGAAACAAAGTCGAACACGAAAAGGATTGAAACGCTGGTTTGCAGAAGAGTGGGTAAATCAGCGAGGAGAAGTGGGATACAAAAATAAGAATGATATTTATCGCCCAACGAATCGTATTACAAAGAAGACACCTATTACCCACAAAGAATTAACAAAAAAAGAGATTAAAACTGCGCGAACCAAAAAGTACCGCAAAGGACGTGTTATGAGATTTAGAAAGAAAAAGGGAGGCGCATGGACACCTACCTACAAAGATACTATCAATTGTGCTCGTCCAAAAGGGTTTTCACAGCGTCAATATTGTGCATATGGACGTAAAACACGGAAAAATAGAAGGGATAGTGAAGATAAATAAGATATAGACGAGATGTTTTCTATATCTTACATGTATTTATGAATATTATGATTTATTTCAATGAAGCATAGAACTTGTTGTATGCAGTGTAATCGATAGTTTTTCCAATACGTTTTAACATGTTGCAAAGTTCCACCTTTTCGCGATGAGTGTAGTCGCCTGCACATATTCTAGCCATCACGTTATCTGGATGCAGGGTTTCGCAAATGAGGTTATTGACCATCATCTTATCGTGCTTTCTCATGACCACGTTATACAAGGTCTCTCCATTGTATGGGGTTTTTATAACACCTTCACACATGTTGACTAAGTCAGATGCTTTTACCATCTTACCTTTGTAGAAGACTCTATGATGATTACTGATCTGTGTGGATGCACATGGCACATTTTTACCCAAGGCATGCTTTTTAATCAGCACAATATCACTGGTATTTGATTGAGTACATGTAATTGCAGTAATCTTTCTTCCACGGATGGTATGTACTCCTGGAATAATATCCTCAATTGACATCTCTCCTTGGTTAGTGGTAACAGGAGTTCCTTTCGGGAAACAGATTTGAATATTACTATTTACGGCTGCAGTGGTCATTACATATACATCAATGATGATGGAACCTTCTAATATATCAACAAATATGGTATCGCTTGCAACAATATTTAGTTCAGTAGCATATAAGTCTCTAACCGTGGATTTTATAGTGTTCTTATTTGCTTCGGTTAATGCTGTGAAATCTCCGTTAGGAAGAGTGATTCTCGCTTTGTAAGACGCATGAGGGTTTGTGGTAGCGTGAAGTTCCACGGTTTTGTCTGTATGGTTTGCACCGATGGTATTGAGAGTATTTGTGAAAGTGGCATCATTAGAAACTGTAGTGATAACATCTAGGGTGGATGTAGTTGTATCCACTGTAAAAGATGGAACAGTCAATGCAGTAGAAGGATTTCCTGCAGGGTCTGTCACAATTATAGTGATCGCGTCATGTGTTGTGTAATCAGCAAGTTGGTCAAAAGTGATAGTATTATTCCCTGAAACTGCATTGGTAGTGGAACTGAATGTTGCGTTACTAGTTGTAATCGTTCCTCCTTGTGTGCTTGAAAATACAAAAGAAGGAGTCCTGTCAATAACAGTGGTCGTTCCATTGAACGTGATCGGGGTAACAGATGCAGTTACTGGTTGTATGGTATCAATTGCATAATTAGCAGATTGTATATCAGCATGTGTACTAACATTACCAGATGTGTCAGTATATCCCGAAGTCAATGTCAATACATTGGTAACAGCTTCCAGTGCAGTAGTTGGTGTAAAAACTGCAGTCCACACTATATTTTGAGCATTTGATGTCATTGTAGTCATTGTACCATTAGCAACTGTGACATATGAATCACTATCAAATCCTGGAACGGCTTCAGAAAAAGTAAGTGAAACCGTTGCTGTATCCCCATTTTTTAATGCAACGTCGTCCATAACGAAGGAAGAGACAGTAGGAAGCGTTTTATCAAAGGTAACACTACTTCCATCAGTGACAGCGGTGGCCACAGCTGATGCAGCATTTCCATAGATATCTATGTAGGTAATTGTGAAAGCGACACTACCGTCTGTATCAGCAATATTCGTAGTATATGTAGCGGTCCAGGTGTCACCGGAAGTGTTTGCGATGGTAGGTGTGGTATCATCGACTGCTATGCTTCCAGATGTAAATACAACAGTCGGTGATTGAATCGTCTCCGATGCAGTCATTGTCAACGTGACATCATTTCCTGGTTTTGATAAAGAAGTAGTACTGTTATTGGATGCTATAGATATACTAGTGAATGTGGGTCGAACTGTATCAACTGTTACCGAACCTGAACCACTTGTGACTTGCGTCCCTTGGTTACCTACCATATCAGTATGATCTATCGTATATGTCAATGCACCAGATGGATGGGTACTTCCGATATAATATACCGCACTCCAATCGTTTCCTCCTGTATTAGTAATAGTAATAGAACCAGTAACTGCGGTATTGCCGACATTGAATGCGACTATTGGAGTTTGAATCTGCTCTGAAGCGGTGAATGCCAAAGTAATCTTAGATCCAATTCCTGCTTTAGTAGTATCTGTATAGTCAGATACAAGCGAAACCGACGATAACGTAGCGGGTGCTAAGTCATTAAATGAAACAGTTGTGGATATGGCTGTGTTATTGGCTGATCCAGAATCATAGACTGTTCCTGTAAGTGTAAGAACTTCTGAACCATCTGATGTTCCTGATAAGGTTAAAGCAAACGTAAATGTTGTATCATCTGTAGTAGAAACAGTATAACTAGATAATGTAGCTGTTCCTGAAGCAATGGTTGGGACTAATTCAGTTGCGGTTAATCGTGTCGTTCCATCTGATTTATAAACAGGTTCACTAAAAGTAATGGTTGCTGATGTATTATCAGCACCTACTGCTAATGCAGTGGATATGGTAGGGGCTGTTAAATCATTAAATGAAACAGTTGTTGATATGGCTGTGTTATAGGCTGTGTTATAGGCTGCTCCAGAATCATATACTGTTCCTGTGAGTGTAAGCACTTCTGAACCGTCTGATGTTCCTGACAAGGTTAATGCAAAGGTAAATGTTGTGTCATCTGTGGTAGAAACAGTATAACTAGATAATGTAGCTGTTCCTGAAGCAATGGATGGGACTAATTCAGTTGCTGTTAATCGTGTCGTTCTATCTGATTTATAAACAGGTCTATTAAAAGTAATAGTTGTTGATGTATTGTTAGCATTAACAGCTAATGATGTTAATATGTCAGGATATATATTACCTAATATAGTCCATGATGGCGAACCAAAGAATGATCCCGTATCACCCACATTATAAGTTGTTCCATTGATTACCTGACCGTCATTAATAAGCACCGTGGCGAGGTAAGTATCAGCGAACGCGCCATTCTCGATGTAGGTGACGGATGCGGGGATGGCGATGGAGGTGAGTTCGGTCCATGCGAACGCGCCAGACCCGATGGTTGTGAGCCCGCTGCCTGCAGCGAAGGAAATGCTACTCAGTGCAAAACCGTTATTAATGAATGCCTGGTCCATGATGGAGATGACGGATGCGGGGATGTGGATGCTGTCGATCCGACCATTGAACGAGTTAGGGTAGATGTGCTGCCACCCCTCTCCGAGTTCAAGGAATCGGGGGCGTCCTCGAGAGTACCATTCGCCATAGGTAAAGGTGGTGCTTCCTGAGGTATATGGTATGATATAATATATATTATCTAATGTAGTCGTTGTTGGCGATCCAAAGAATGACCCCGTAGTACTTATATTATAAACTGTTCCATTGATTACCTGTCCGTCTTTAATGCGCACCGTGGCGAGAAGAGTGGCATTACTGAACACGTTGGATCCCATGGATGTAATCCCAGTAGTGTTCCAGACCGCTGATGGGATGAATGTGACGGTTGTAAGGTTTTCACACATATTGAACGCGCGATCCCCGATGGAGGTGACGGATGCGGGGATCTCGACGGAGGTGATCGCTTGGTATTGGAACGCCTCTTCCCCGATGGCCGTCCATCCCGTTCCGAGTTCAACCACGGTGGGTGATCCCGCGGCCTGCCACGTGGCGTTGGTAAAAGTGGTGCTTCCTGAACTGTATGATATGAGTACCATGTCTAAAGAAATATTTATATAATATATAATATATTAAATAATACAGATATACCTTATATTTTAGTAGTTCATATGGAGTGCTAAAATATAAGGAGTGTTGAAGATGATAGATGTATATTTATTTCAATGAAGCATAGAACTTGTTGTATGCATTATAATCATTAGTTTTTCCAATACGTTTTAACATGTTGCAAAGTTCCACCTTTTCGCGATGAGTGTAGTCGCCTGCACATATTCTAGCCATGACGTTATCTGGATGCAGGGTTTCGCAATGTCACATGGCCTTGGTAAAAGTGGTGCTTCCTGAACTGTATGATATGAGTACCATGTCTAAAGAAATATTTATATAATATATTAAATAAATACAGTCATATCTTATATTTTACCAATCATAAAAGAGGATAATACAGGTGCTGGGAATACTCGTTGCATATACGCATCCATCACCTCTTTTCTCTCTGCAGATAACCACATATAGGTTACACATGCCGAGGGTTAACATGACCACTACATACATCCTCTGCGCATAACGTATTACCGTCCTCATCTACAAACTGAGGAATACCCGTGGGTGTCATCGATGCAGATATCGCATGCTCAGCACCTCTACTAATTGTAGGTGCTTTTGTATTATTTGTAACCACTGTAGATGGGTCGGTTGATGATTTTTCACATTGATTATATCTCATATGTGTTCCGCAATATGTTGTTTCACCCTTGCGACGTCGTGTGCACTGCTTTCCACCATTACGCATCGCCATGCATCGCTCTTCCGCTGCAGGCGGCTCTCGTGGGGTAGATGGCGGAACTGATTCATACATTCCTGCATACTCACGTGCGGATGCAATAAGTTTATTACGGTTGTCGTTATTAACTTCCAATGCAATTGCGTCCAATTGTTCAATCATATTGGCGCGAAATGTTTCCAAATGGGCAACTGTACGCGACATTGAATTAGAAGGTGGTACTTTAGAAGTAGTATCGATTTCGTATGGAGATAACATATGTTTTCACTCAAGTATATACATATCTTATCCTAAATATAGTTCATTCAATTTCTATAAATCGACATCGTCTATAATGCTTTCAACTAGACGAGATGCTTTCCATACCTCACCACATGAACCTGCTTGTGACATTGCATTTTCAACACGTTCTACGTCATATGTAGTATTCCAAGGAACTTCTCCTCCTTCACGAACAAATAATGCAGTATATGCTGCGGATTCCATATCTTGTGCAGGCGCAGGTGGTTCACATGCATGTGCAGCAAATGACGCAAATGCAGGAGAGCCTACCAATGCAGTCGGTCTGCGTGTCTGTGGAAGCCATGTCGCCATACCTAAGTCGATTATCGTAAGCGCATTAGACTGATTATCACCATCGATATCGAATAATATATTCGCAGGTTTTATATCACGATGCACAACCCCTCTATCATGCAAATCACTAAGTGCATCCACTAATAACCCAATTATGCGGTCTGATAACGCAATACGTGCACCAATATGCATATCAGATAATGTATCAGATTGTGCTGCAATAGAGGGTGGTCCAATAGGGAGCACCAAACATCGAAGACCTCGTGTACTAATACCATACCATTTTGGTAAAAAAAGGCATATTGACCCACGCAAATGCATGTACATACGCGATTCATGTTGTAATAATCCCACTTCACTAGTTACCAACTCAGTTTTTATTGCTACTGATGCACCTGTACGCACATTCTCCCCATGATAGACAGATGAAAATGCTCCTCCTGCGCACCGTTCTTTCAATATATATTTGTCTACCATGTCTGGTTCTTCTCTCTCTGTGTCTGATTCAATATCTGAATCATCATCAAAATACTCCATGTTGTCTCTATTATGTAACATACTATGATGACTATAGATTTATACAATATTATCTTTACGTGCTTACACGTAAAGATATAATGATTTTGCTGAACCAAAATATTATGCATCATGTAGATTATCGATAATGGTAAATACATCTGTTCCATCAGGTTTAGTGATTGGAACCCATCCAGAGGTTTCTCCCAAAATATTAACCCATTCTATTTCACGACCATTTGCATGTGTAACTACTACCTTGTCGACAAGTGGCTTTATTGTCACAATATCATCTAAATCCACCGTGCCTAATTTAGGATTTTCTGTATCATATGATGGGGACTCGCGAATATATGCTCCTCCTGAAAAGGTTACCTTCATTTGAATAGGTATCTGAACGACTTGTATTTCATCGCCATATTCATCCTCTAGTTCAGATTCAGGTTCAGGCTCTGGTTCAGGTTCAGGCTCTGGTTCAGGTTCAGGTTCAGGCTCTGATTCAGGCTCTGGTTCGGGTTCAGGCTCTGGTTCAGGTTCAGGTTCAGGTTCAGTCTCAGGTTCAGGTTCAGGTTCAGGTTCAGGTTCAGGGATAATATCAGGTTCTGTAAGAGGCGATAATACTAAAGATTCTGGTATTTCTTCTTCAGGTTCTTCCAAGGAGAGAACAACTGTAGGATTAGTGTTTTTTGCCAGTTCAATATCAGTTGGTCTACACTCTACTGATTTAGTATTAGTTGTGAATGACTTTATCGGTTGTTCAATAATAGTATTTGTACCAATGGGCGTTACATCGTCGACAGTTGGAAACATACTGCCCAGAAAATGTCTGGTGGTCTCTTTTTCTATTGGAAATGTATGATTTGATATCTTTCCGGAAACCTCTTCTTCTGAGATTGCATGATTAACTAATTTCACATTAGACGACTTTATGTCAGACTTTTTCATTTTTATCTCAGAACTTTCTAAATTATCGCGTTTCTGTTCTTCTTTTTCGTCATCACTATCAATGACAGATAATCCATCTGCAAGTTGGATCAACAATGCCGAATCTACATTGTCTTCTTTAAATTCTGCAAGCATTGTTTTACGTCTCTCTCGTGTTTTTGCAGGAGTATCTAATTGAATGTCATGATTTATTTGACTAGTAATTAAGTTCATTTTGCTTGTAAAACGTTTCAAATATTTCACATGAAGTTTATGAAAGAACTCCAAATAAGAAATAAATAACATGAGTTTTTGCTCCAATACTATCTTATCGAAATGAAGTGTTTGAATGAAGTTGTCAATATTAAAACCGATTGCACTTTTCTCTTTATGAAAACGTAGTTCTTCATTCTTTTTGTCCATCACATTCTTTAAACTGATAAATAACAACAGAATTATGTCATGTACTTGTGTAATGAGATCTATACCATATTGTTTGTATGGTTCCAAATCCTTATATCTAGGAAAACTGTTATTATTAGCAACAACATCCAAAACCTTTTTATCATCTACATGTTCACATATGTATTTTACAATAATCTGATGTAGTTTATAGTATTCGCAATACATACGGTTTGTAATAGAAGAAAATAGTCGGCGCATGTCATCATATTCTACATCGATAATCTTTGCTTGATAGTTGAAACAATCTAGTCCGAAAATGAAAAGATGTCCTTTATGCTCTGTAATGTATTCATTATACCATGTTTGTAGTTTTGTGATTTTTTCTCTCAGTGTATCAAATAATTGGCCATTTTCACTTGTCATATCAGTTATAGTTGTAAACTCAGTTCGTAAGTGTTCTACTCTGTCATCAACTGAAGACATTTGGTATTTAACTGAATATATGTACTATACATGGAAATAAATAATATCTATAGAGTTTATATACAATGACAGACCGTACTGATGGCGACGACATTGACCCAAACTCTTCTGAAGACACTAACATGTCACCCCAGGCAGCTGACGCAGAGTGGGCGGTCGACCACGAACATATTCTAGTTGAATGGGCCGACAAATCTATGTGTATGAGATTATTGCATGCTAAGGCTACTGCATCATATTCACGTCGGAATATGTGGTACACGCTTCCAGTTATTGTAATGTCAACTCTAGCTGGTGCTGCTAATTTCTCTCAAGAGCGCGTGCCTGAAGAATATAGGGGGATTTTTTCAATGAGTGTTGGTATGCTTAACATCATTGCAGGCATCATCACTACTGTTCAACAGTTTTTGAAAATTACCCAACTTAACGAAGCCCATCGTGTGAGTAGTATCGCGTGGGACAAGTTTTACAGAAACATTAAGACTGAACTTGCAAAGCATCCTAAAGAGAGAATACCTGTAATCCAATTCTTAAAAATGTGTAAAGAAGAATATGACCGTCTTATGGAGACAAGTCCTGTCATTCCTGAACCTATCATTGATGCATTTAACAGGATGTTTGATCCATCAACTAAAAAGGGTGCATTAATCAAAGACATTGTCAAGCCCGAAATTTGTGATGTATTAGTTCCCACAGATCAATCACGTAATCCGTGGTTCACTGAAGAAAACATGCAAAAAGAACGTGCCTCACAATTTCGTAATAAACTCATGCACACAGCAAGTACGAAACGTACTAAAGCATTTCAAAGAGAAACTGTGCGTGATTTCAAAAAGATGTTTATTAATTTGAATAACCGTGAGCCATTAGACGATGAAATTGTTGGAAATCTTGAAGAGACTATCGACCCTCAAATCATACGAGATATATTACGTCATGATGCAAGTTCAGCAATTGAATTAGGTTCTATTTCATCGTCGTCTACCGAAGGTGGTGCATTATCTAATGTCTAAATATACATAGAAATATACATAGAAATATATCATTTATATTATGTAAATATGAATGAAGACAATATCAAGATTTATCATCTAACAGCTGACTATAAAAAGTCTACGTATAAAACGGAACAATGGAACAATACATTGTCTAATGGGAAACATGTTCGATTTGAAACAACAAATTACTTTTATTGGGGTACATTTGAAATCGAATTAACAGGCAAGGAAAAAGAAGAAATATTGAAAAAAAAAAGTATTATCGTAAATGATTATGCAGGGTGTTCGGTAGAAAGTTTAGATGATGAGTGTGACTATTCAGATGAAATTTGTAATAAAGACAGATTTACATCAGAAGAGTTGAAAGAAATACATCGACTTCTTTATTTAGACAATGACGATGAAGAATCTTACACAAGTGACTGCGACGATGTCGACGAATGTGTATTATACCAAAATGGTTGGTCGATGGACGATACGATTTATGGAATCAATACTGGATGCGAGTTGGAATGTATAAGTGATTGATTATGAATGACTATATACCAATGTAGATATGTTATACATGAAAGTCTTTTGTATTTTTTTGCATGTTCAATCTCAGTTTAAATCTTCATTTGTATATACAATATATATGTGGTACTGCTACCTCTTGCGCAATACGCAACAGCAACATAACAGGGCAACATACAATGGTTCAACAAACAATCCATTGCGACGGTTACGACAACATAATAGGGAGATTACTGGTGGTGCCAAGGCTACCTCAAGATGTAACGGAGGCTGGGAGTTTTGTGCGCTTCTCTCTGGGTTCGATACTTATAAGAATTGTTTATCATGTGAGTGGCGCATTAAGTGTCCATCTGGGCGCCCTGGGCGCCGAGATGCAAAGTATGCTGGTCCCGCTGGACGCGTTTCTTCTCTCAATGAGATACTTCCATTAGATAAATGGACAGGTCCATGTACAATATGGAACCGCGACCAAACATTAACACTGCGAGTGTTGCGCGACTATGTTGACCAGTTGAACCTCGACGCGATCCCATCAAATATTCACGTAGAGGTAGTTGATAATATTGATGTCGCGACATTAGTAGTGTCAGAATAATTTAGTAAATATGTTTTATTGAAAACGTATTTACAATTACAATAACGAAGATGTGTATCAAAAATTATTGTTTAATCTATATATATATATACAACACCTCCAATGGATACAAAATCTCTTCTGAAATATACTGTATATATTTCACTCTTCATTCAGATTTTAACTGGTTTAGGTAACGTGTGGATTTTACAATATAAAACCCCTGCTAATGTTCGTATTTTACGTGAACTGGTGTACGCAGAACTAGCCGTTCAAATTATAGAAGTTATATTTTACATTTGGCTCACCTATAATTTATTAACAATAACCAATATCACTCCAAATAGATATTATGACTGGTTGATTACAACACCTACCATGCTAATAACAACAATAGCATACTTTATATTTTTAAAGTATAAAAATGCAAATGTAGACACTTCAACGCTTAGTATCGTGAACATAGTAAAGAAGGAACTATGGCCAATCTTATCTATTCTCTTTTTGAATGCAGTCATGCTTTTATTCGGGTTCCTGAATGAAATTAAAAAGATAGATACACACTTGGCGGTTACATTAGGAACAATTGCTTTCTTTGCATATTTTTACATTATTTATAAACAATATGTTGTAGGAGTCGAAGGAACAGATACAATATTCTATGTGTTTTTTACTTTATGGTCACTTTACGGAGTAGCAGCACTTCTCCCATACGACTGGAAGAATATATCATATAACATACTTGACCTTTTTTCGAAAAACTTCTTTGGTGTATTCATAACTCTTGTACTATATGGTTACGTAAAGTAACTTGACTTATTATTGTTTACATGATTTTCCATTCACTAATCGAATCGATAATTATATTTTCATCAAATCCATTGAACAGTGCGAGTTTACCCTTCCATTTACCAAATATAATCCAACAATTATCATATCGTTTATATTTTTCATTTCCATCGTCGAATACTCGTATCTGAATGGGATTATCGATGTCAGGGGTAACACGTAACCAGTCAGCAGGAAGTTGTATAGTCATTATTATACTACTATCTAATGTTTTTTATATTCTTTTTTCTTTTTAGTCGGTGTAATTTGCAAGTAGTGTAATGATAGAAATATCAATGATTGGATTGTGAATACTAATTGTAAAACACTATAAACATAATTATTTTATTATACTATTATGTTATATGCAAGCATCTATAATAAATACAAAATTATTGAACACTGAATACGTGTATTGCATGTCAAATGCATCTTTTTGTCCTAATATGGTGAAAGTTGGATGGACAAGAAACAACCCTGCACTTCGCGCCAATCAATTATTTACTACAGGTGTTCCTACGCCATTTGTAGTCGAGTTTATGATAATGACTGCACATGGTCACGATTTAGAACGGCGTATTCATAATCATCTTGCTAAATGTCGTGTCAGTGGCTCACGCGAGTTTTTTAATATATCTGTATCTGATTTGCGTAGTGTACTAAGAGAGAAGTTCTCTCTCACAATGGTTCAACTTTCTGATGTTGTTGACCAGATGCCAACAGTTCCTAGTCGCAAAAGTAATACCCATCGAGATAAATGGAAACCATTCAAAAATATAGTATCAACAGTTGTATCAGATGAAACACCCTCTGAATCAGTCTCAATGTTTGACAGATTTCGGTATGACGATTCACTAATCATATCTAAATCTTCTGAACCAGAATCGATGTTTGATAGATTTCGATATCGCGGACCGATATAATATCGTAATTTCTTATGAAAATGTATTCATAAGAAATATTTACTTATTTAGTATTTGATTATGGATCAGGTAATATCGTTGGCGCATTTAGATCCAGAATCCCCATAGAAAACATTAAAAAGAGTGCGAATGCATAATATATACCAGTCCCTTTTGCATCGGGTGCATAAAAGTGTACAACTTGCGATGCGACCCATATCAAAATGCTTCCGAGCGTGATTGTAATCATTATTTGCATAGGTTTTAATTTCATATTTACCACAAACTTGTATACATGTACATATCAAAAAATTATATAGATACGACCGCTTCGTCCAGTTCTTCTGTTTTTGAGTTAAGATTAGTCTCTATTGTAATTGGTATAGCATTGTATGCGGTAATTGTTATTTGTGCGTAATAATTTTTCACGGCCAATATATATCGTCCATCTGAGGTAAATGCGTGATAACTAGTTCCCTCATGACCTATACCGTCTTCTTCATATATCATATCGATAGGATAATTAATCGGTTCGTCGCACATAAGATAATACCTAACAACAATCTTGTGTTTTAGTTCATCTTTTGTCTTACCGTGCACACAATCTGCATAACTAGTCATAAACTGAAAGTATTCTCCTCCTAAAGCAGTTAACTGAGTAGTATGTTTTCCAAAAAGAAGAACTTGGTCTAACTGGTTTGCATCTTCTAACGAGTATCCTGTTCGAGGCAATGCATATGGATTATCGTCTCTGTCAATAAGAAACTTTAATTCAGGATGTTTCTCAAAAACATCGCGAGTAATTGCTGATATAGGGTGGCCACATACCGTATGATTGTCTATAATCTCATGAATCATAATAGTCCAAAATGGATCTGTCATTTTAAGTAAGTGATATGCAATCCAGTTTTTTGTTACATCAAAGAACATATATACGTCATTTCCATCCTTGTGAAATCCTGTATAGTCATACATATCATCATCTATAAGGAACTTACCATAATGAGCCATGAGTACTTTCAACATTGTGGTTGCTTCTATGTAAAGGTTACCATCGACCGAGTTGAAAAATGGTTTGTTATAAAATCCTAGTTCACCATTTTCTAAACGTAACAAATACTGAACGAATGGACGATTCCGCATGTCAACCTGTCGTTGGTACACACATAAGTGAATACATACAATACTGTATTCTCTAGTATGATATATCACATCTTTATGCATCGATTTCTCAATAGGATACCGAACTGCCTCAACTCCCCCCGACGAAATATTATCTACAAGTTCTGAAATATCAGATGACATTTGATATATATTATCGCACGCGTCATTGTTGTCGGTAATTGAAGTAGAGTCTAATATATTATTGTTCTCCATACTATAAATCTATATAGTATAGAGTATATTTGTCTAACTCATTTGCTTACATTATTTATCTAACTTCCGGCGAACCGTTTCGTTCACCTTCTCTACACGATTATCCATTAGAAACTTAGTCAACTCTTCTGGTTTGACATTACTCTCTGCAAAATACGTTTCTAGAAGAGGTAGCATTGTCCTTCCAGTTAATGGCTTTTTAACGACATTTCGTTTGTATAAAATAGCCCCACCATTAATATCAAAACAATCAATATTATTTGTTTTCATTGTGTTAACTAATTGTTCTGAATTACGTTTTTTCTGTGCGCGTTTTTCTTTGAGTTGGGCTTGCAACTTTGCAATATCAGAGTCAAGAGAAATCCATTCGCGGATACTATTTACGAGTTCTTCTTTTGTTTCCATGATTGTAATCAATTATCGACAACAATAATAAGTATATGTTAACATGACAAAATGTTTATATGAAATTACACATGTATTCATAGTGTTATTATCCTATCATACTTATAATAGCATGATGACCTATGCTAGTAATTGCATGCAATATTGAATGACATGTATCTTGATACCCACATGTTGTATTTTCCTTGCTACAGTGTCCGTAAATATATAACAGTATAACGGATATAAATGAGGTTACGTTAATAAGTGATGACGATGTATAAATGTTATTAGAATCTCTATTGAGGTATTTATAATATTCGTATCCTCCTAAAAGTACTATGTTATATACTGCTAGTTGGTCAAGATAATAAAAATATATAATATCTCGAAATGAATGATACAATAGGGATGTTCCAGTTAAAAATATAAACGATATTTTATAATATGGATGTTGCTTATATGACAAATGTTGCACATTCGTTAGAAAAAACAATGAAGACAACACCGTTGTATTAGGCCACATTATATATAATGTAACGTGTAAAATATTTACACCTTTGATTTAAAAATATACGTATTATATCAACTTCCTCCGAGCGCCTTATGTCGTGAGCAATAAATACAACCTTTTACCGATTTCGATGCGCATCTCGTCTTATGTCGAGCAGTGATAGCAAGACACCTATTTACAGGTTTTTCATATCCTGCAGGTGTTGTCGTTTTATTTGTCGGCACATTGGACCCCATGGTGTGAATATTCATAGATTGTGATATAACTACATTCTCGGGAACAGGTGTCATATTGTTCGATGTTTGTACAAGGAACATCTTACTTGAATGCCATGCTTGTATTTCAGCCATTGTTTTTTGTATGATATGTTGTTTTTCAGCCAATGCAGCCTTTTTCTTAGCAAGAAGTTTTTCTTGTCGCACAATAGAGGCGACTTCTCGCTTCTCATTTGCAATTTCCTTCTTTGCGACTGCTATATTGTTATTAAAAATATGGGTTAATTTTTCCTTAAGATGTGTCTTGCAATACACTCGTTCATCTACATCATTATATATGACCATCGTATCAGAGCAAGTTACTTCTGTCACTGAGTTTCCCAACTCCGCTATATTATCAACATTATGACAGCAGTATCCTCTAGCAAACTGTCGGTAATTTAACCAATACATAGAGGGCTGTTTCATATGTGCGGCTTGTTCACGAGTTATATCTACAATCATATTGACACCGCATACCATCTTCTTTCCAGGGAGATGTGGTAGAAGAGAGTTTTGAATATTACGACAATATGGACATCGTATTTGTGTTCCCTTTAGACGAGATGTTTCCAGTTCGTGAAATTGTTTTTTATGATTGTATATATCGTTAAATATTGCATCATAATTAAACTTGTGTCCACATTCTAATGTGACATGCTCTCTAGAAAGAGGTGTTTGTGAAATCATACATGTGTCATGTGAGTTAATATCGTCTGTATCACTTTCCGTATCGTTTGCTAGACATTTGTAAAAATATATCGCCTCATCAGATACCATCATAACTAAATAAATTAACCTTATGATTGTTATATAATATTCTTCTTACATTCTTTACGATATGAATACCAATATTAAGGTTAACTTCTAAGTATATAATATTTCAGTATTGTACATTATTAGGTATGAGTTATATATGGGGTCCTCCAATTTGGACACTATTTCATACTATTATCGAACATACACCTGAGACGGAGTTTCATAACGTAGGTGAGCAAATATTCATCTTCATAAACCGTATATCTAGATTACTTCCTTGCCCTGAATGTCAGGCACACGCAAAAAAATATTTATCTAATCAACGTATTAATACGAGTTCTAAGAAGATACTTCGCGAGTTTATACACAAGTTTCATAATATGGTGAATCGTTACAAAAAAATAAAAGAACAACCTATTGAAATATTAGAAGAGTACAGAGATAAAAGTTTGAGTGATGTATACAACAACTTTGTAAGAGTATTTAGATCACGTGGAAATATTAGAATGCTTGCTGATACTATGCAAAGAAATATGATATTAAGAGATTTCAAATTATGGCTACTTACAAATAAAAGCATATTTGTTCAAGACACACATATCACTAATATCCCAACTAATAGAATTATTGTAAATCCAGACGTTAACCTAGAACCAGATATATAAGAAATACGATTTTAGTGCTTCAATATAATACCACATTTCAATACATATGTATCTATATGTATTGAAAATATATTATTACCATGTATCGTAATACTTATTATACAGTTGTGTTTGTTAATATTTCACCGTTCTTGTATACCGTACATTTGAACTGTTGTTTGGTTGGTCGAGAACATACAACTTTATTGCTTTGAATTTCATTAAAAAACAAGAACCTTTCGCCACCGTTTGAACTCATTAAACCTACAATAGTCATTGCCATTAATACTCCACCAATTATGTTTGTGAAGATACTGCTTCCTGACAATGAACATCCTGCTTTCATTCGTACGCCAATATCCATTATTATTCCAGCAATACATGTTCCTACGAATAACCAGTTCACAGATGAGTTGATAAACATTGGCATACTTAAGTACATAGTGGTAAATGATAACATGAATACACTGTATGTGTTATTTCCATGTTTACTATAGTTAATGGAGTTGCAAATACTATCGCCGCCACGGTTAAACATCTCTAATGGGTTTTTTTCCGTATTCCCTGAATAAGACAATATAAACTCACGTACTACAGACATTCCTAACATAAACAACAGGTATATGAACCCATTTACACTTTGCATAACAATGCCCCATGATAATACAATGACAGATACTATTAGTGGCATATAGAAGACAACTAAAACTAAGATATTTGATGGACGTAACATATCTTGAAGATTGCTCATGATTAGACACACGTATAGTATTATATGACATTATAATTACGCAATCATGCTATATTACCTTTTACGATACTTCTTAGTTTTCATTCGAGTGGTGGTCTTTCGTCGTTTTGATTTCTTTGTATTTGTGCGTCTCTTTTTGGTTCTAACACGTCTTCTACGCTTACCACCTCTTAATATCACACTAGAATCTTCTGCGATTGGACAATTAACTGAAAGAGGGAACCCATCAGGAGTTATCCGTTGAATATAATTAGTAATTACTGCATTTTCTCCACAAATATCACGACCTGTTTTATATCGAATAAATACGCGAAGACATAAAATAACATCAATAATTGCATCATGTAGTTGATCTGCTACTGGTTCGTATCCAAAATAGTATTTATATGTAGCGCTCAACTTAGGAAAGGTATAGTATTTTTTAGGTGCTTTATGTTCACGAATTAACCGTTCATCAAGTTCACGCTGTTTAGGGGTTTGAATTTGACATACTGAAATGTTTGTTTTCATTGTACAATGCCATTTATCATCAGTTGCAATTGTGCGGAATAAATCTAACCCTCTTGTTTTTAGTTCTCCGTCAGGTAGTTTATTAATCTCGCTAAACATGACCCTTTTATCAAAATCTACATTGTGAGCAACAATATAGTTACAATCAGATATATCATTCAAAAACTCCGATAATGCATTAGAAATAGGTGTCTTCTTATATGAAGGTGCGTCAAATATTGTTTCACGAGTAATACCTGTAACTTTTGAGGCTCCCTCGGATATGACAACATCTTCTGTAATGTCTATTAGCGTATCTACTATTTTTATATTCGCAGGATTGGCTGTATCATATACTACGTATCCTAATTGAACAACACGTGGTTGTATATAAACTTTCTTACCAGGAGCACTAAAAACGGGGTCACCATTTTCATCCAGTCGTGGCGTTGGAAGTCCAGTTGTCTCTGTGTCGAACACCACACATTTAAAATGTTCGGTTTCACTACTAGTACCAAGAGAACTTGACTTGGTGCTCATATATACTATAATAACAAAATTATAAGATATTTGTTATTATCTATGGTGAAGATAATGGTGCCTCTATCAACTTTTCTATTACAGTTGTTCTAGATTCTTCGTCCATTACCATAAGTTCGATTAGTTCATGAATAGTTTCAACGGGATGAAATCGTGCAGAAACAACTTCAGGGGTCTCTCCATGCTTCTCATAAAACTTGTCAAAATCTCGTTGGTTCTCTACAGGATAACAATAGTCAACAACCCCTGCCTTTAATGAACCTAATATCTTCAGTTCTAGACCACCGATAGCAGTAATCTTACCGTCTAATTGGATTTCGCCAGTGGATGCGAATCGCGCACGTATGGGTCTCTCTGTCAATAGACTAAAGACAATAGCAGTGATACATGAACCTGCTGATGGGCCGTCTTTTGCGCTACCACCAGGTGCATTCACATGTATTCCATATTTCACGCTACCATTGTATTTGGTGGCTAGTTCATCAATTCGTTCTTTAGGTGTTAATCTATATGCCAATGTCATCGCAATATTCATCGATTCTTGCATAACATCTCCTTGTTGTCCTGTTAATTTAAGACGCAGAAACTCGCCACCTGGAAAAAAACAGGCCTCGATTGGTAACGCTCCTCCTTGACCAAGCGAGTTTGCCCATAGTCCTGTTGCGTATCCAACTCGAGGTTCTGGTGGAACCTGTGTTACAATAACAGTCTGATACTCTTTGAAATACTTGTTCTTCACATCATCAATTGTGACTGTTATAGGGGTGGTGTGAGGTACACTTCCAGTTAGCATACATAAGTTTACTTCTGACACAATCTCAAAGAGTTTCTCTTTAAGTTTACGGATTCCCGCTTCGCATGTATAATTATCAATAATGAAACGAACAACATCATCATGTATATTTACAGACCCTGTTAATCCCATTTCAGAGTATATTTCAGGGAGTGTATAATTACGTGCAATGTGTATCTTATCTGTCATAGATAAGTGTGCAAATTTAATACGGTGAATACGATCCAAGAGGATTCTATCAATCTGATCAGGGTCATTGTATGACAATACAAATAGAACTTTTGATAGATCTATGTCAATCCCTGAAAAATATTTGTCTTGAAACTTATCATTTTGGGTAGGATCCAACATGTGTGTCAATATACCTATTAACTCTCGTCCATGTTCTGTTTTGGATATTTTATCTATTTCATCAATAAATATAATGGGATTCATACATTGGTTGTCAATCAATATCTGAACAATAGACCCCCAGGTAGAACCCACATAAGTATAACCATGTCCATGAAGTGTGCTTCCATTTGCGTCACCACCAATAGCAATCATAGCAAATGGTCGAGGATTACCATTTCCATCTTTCAAACACTTTGACAGACCATATTTAGCAAGTGATGTTTTACCACATCCTGGAACACCTTCAAACCCAAAACAATGACCAACTTGGTCACCTGATATCCATTGACCAATAACACGCATGACATGTGTTTTGGCTAGTGTATGTCCATATACTGCATCATCAAGTGCTTTTGAAACTTGATTCATATAATCAATAATTTCTTGAAACATTTTCAATAGTTCATCCACAATGACAATTGTTTCTGTATGCGTCTTGTCTAGTCGACGATGTGCGCCAACAATTACTGAAAGATCTACATGGTCGCCTAACATAACCTTACGAGCGTCATCGATGATATGTCCTTTGGTAATATTTGTACATGTAAACGGTTCTTGTCCGATGATGACTGATAAACTTTTAACTAGATCTTTTTTTGACATTTTTTTTAACGATGCGAATACATCATTTAATAGATTTGCTCGACCAATATCACAGTCATCTAATTCCATAAACTCTCGCAAGATGTGACGAATATCCAATAGGTTCAGTTTCAATCCTGGGGGAATCATTTTGCCTATTTTAGTTGAGGATTGAATCGCCTCTCCAAATAGAGTCTTTATTTTGGGCGGCATATCCATAATTGGTTCTCGTCGAACAATGCCAAATGGTATTTTTAAAAGGCCATCCAGATACTGACGTGCTTTTGTTCCGTTATCATCAGATTTTGATTTAATTTCGCGTAATTTCGACAATGCCTTTTCTTTAACGCTATCTGGGGTACGCATAAGGCATATTTGTTGTTCCAAGTTAATTTTTGAGGTATCAAGTTTGTTGATCTTGTTTGTATAGGTAACAGTATCCACAATTGCGCGATTGAAAAGTTCCCTCATCTTCCAAGTAAAACTATTCATTAATTCTGTTTGTAATGTAGTATCCATCACGGTTGATGCATCTATATTAGAATTAGGTGTATCTATCATCAATAAATCATACAAAAAATAGGCTAAATATCGGTTATCACTGCCTGTTTCGTGTGCAGTGACTAAGAGAAATAACAATATATCACGCTTTGCAATGTTGGGACGTGCAAAAAAATCATTCGACATTGAAATAAGTGATTGTCGTTTGAATATTGACATATTTGTTACTCCTCCACTATATGCATGGTACATTGCTAATGAATCTTTGCGAATTACCCATTCTTTCATGGTCATGCATTGAAGAAAATTAACAAATCCTTGACTATCAAGTTCATCTGGAATAGAACTATGACACTGCATATATTTAGTATTAATGAACGCACTATTCACAAGTTCAATATCCATATCATCCATGGTTCCTGTCACGAACATAGCAATACCCTTTTTGGGATTTTTTATGAATAATACTAATCCACTAACTTGAATAAAGAGAGAACTATTTGCACCTGATGGAGATATATCGAAACCGTCAAATGTATTTGCACTTTCCATAATAGTTGTAATATTATTTTCACATCCAATGTCGTCTACTATTATATTTGATTTTATAGAATTATTGGTATCCATTCTATGTATCACATACCGCAGGGGATGGAACTGCTTTTCAAGGAATGATACCAGTTCTGTATTAACCTCGCTAAGTATGGTTGTTCTATATTCTTTACCAAAACATACGTATAGAAAATCAACAAAACTAGTAGTTCCCCATTTTTTAATAATATTCGATAGATCTGTATTCATGTTCTGTACTTCAGATATAATTGCGTCATAGTCATTATTTTGTACCTTTCGAAGACTATTGAGTATATCCATACCTTTTGTTCGAACCGATCGCAGTTCTAATACGATGTTTTTCAGATCATTTCCTTTAACAATATTCTTTTTGTTGTTATCGCTTACATATATATAAGTTCGCTGAATAATTTCGGTAAATCTATTCAGTCTATTTACAAGGGAATAGCGTCTATCATCAACTTTAGAACTTGATGGAGGGTCAAGTTCATAAATAATATTAGGAGGTTGTGATTTCTGCATTCCTCAAAGTCTCTGATTCGTGGGTATTTCCTACTTTACCGAATACGTAATATAGGTGAATATATTTTATTGATGTTGGTCACGCGGACATATGTAATATGACATAATATACATAAATGATATAAAAATATAACGTAAAATGTATTTAGCATAACCATCTGTTAATTATAAACTATGGGAATCCCAAGTTACTTTTCATATATCGTAAAAAATCATCCAGAAATTCTACAGAAATATATAAATGGGTCTATGCACATGCATAACCTATATATGGATTGCAACTCCATTATATATGACTCGTATTATAGCATGACAGATGAAGAAAAGAAAAAAGATATCGCTAAAGAGTTGATCAACAAAATTATCGCAAAAATAGAAGAATATATTACCATTGTCAGGCCTTCTGAAACAGTAATCATCGCATTTGATGGTGTGGCACCTATGGCAAAACTGGATCAACAACGCACGCGCAGGTACAAATCGTGGTTTCAATCCAAAATCATGAATACCTTATTTAAAAAAGACGAAGAACAATGGAGCACGGCTGCAATCACGCCAGGAACTGGGTTTATGAAGAAACTTAATACAGAAATAACCGCACATTTCAAGAACCATACTTCTGATATTAATATCATTGTTTCAGCAACAGACCTTGTAGGAGAAGGAGAACACAAGATTTTTCAACATATTCGAGATCATACCGATGCACACACCGACGCGCATACCGTCATATATGGTCTTGATGCAGACCTCATCATGCTTTCGATCAACCATCTACCTATATGTAAAAACATATACCTATTTAGAGAAACTCCAGAGTTTATCAAATCAATCAGCGCGGACCTAGATCCAGAACAAAACTATATGCTAGATATTCCACGTCTGGCTACAAATATTGTAGCAGACATGATGGGAAATATACCTGTATCGCAAGAACTACATGACGGACGATTACGCGACTATATATTCTTGTGCTTCTTTTTAGGTAACGACTTTTTACCACATTTCCCAGCACTCAACATCCGTACTGGGGGAATCGACAAACTCCTCAATCACTATCGACATACTTTAGGAAAAACTAACAAATGTATCATACATGTACCGAAAAATGGAGATCCAGAAAAAATAATCTGGAAAAACCTAAGGATAGTAATCTCTGCTTTAGCAGAATGTGAAACAGATTATATACGAACTGAATTAGAACTTCGCAACAAACGGGAAAAACGATACGCGTTCCAAGACTGTAGCACACCTGAAATGAAATACGACAAGTTCCAAAGCATCCCTTGCTACGAAAGGGGTGTCGAAAAACATCTACAACCAGATGACCCTGCATTTAGACACAAATACTATACAACCTTGTTTCATACAGAACCCGACGATGAACGCATTCAGCAGATATGTAGGAACTATCTTGAGGGACTGGAATGGACTTTTCGGTATTATACAACATCATGTCCTGACTGGGGATGGGCATACAAATATCAATACCCACCTTTGTTAAAAGACTTAATACGCAATATACCATATTATGACACACAATTTATCTGCGAAAACACCAATCAACCTGTATCTCCACAGGTTCAATTATGTTACGTCCTCCCACCAAGGAGTCTATCATTACTCCCACACAAGGTCTATGCGCGCCTTCTCAAAACGTGTCCAGAATACTATCCAGATCACTGTGACTTTACATGGGCATTCTGTCGATATTTCTGGGAAGCACACACATCGCTTCCCGAAATAGACATTTCAGTGTTAGAGAGGGTGGTGAATGACTGAAATTTAAAATTAGAATTATTATTATTATGTAACTTACCTTAACTAACAAACTTTTTTTATACATATAATTTATATGTCTACACAAAAAAGAACACGTTGTAAAAAGGGGACTCGTAAGAATAAAAAGACCGGCAATTGCGAAAGTGTATTAGACCACACCTGCGCAATATGTTTAGACCGAATTATATCAGGAAACGTAAAAACAAAATGCAAACATAATTTCCATAAAAAATGTTTACTGGGATGGTGTAAAAGTAAAGAAGATTTGATTACTGGCGCTCCATGCCCTATTTGCCGTAGTAATATTAAAGACACATGCAAAAAAATATTACCATTTGCTAGCAATGAAGTGTTTAGATATACTTTTGTTGCTGGCGCGGACGACAAAAGAAAAAAATATTCGGTTGAACAAGTTAATGAGATTGTTCATAATCCTAAGTTTGATGTAAATGTGAAAAACCAACTGGGAGTACCTATTTTATCTGTATTATCTTATAATCGATATCATAGTCAATATTTCAAAGATACCATAGAATATTTATTGAAACATCCAAAAATAATTGTAGATAACAATATTGTTAGTGAATTAATTGCAAGTCGAAATATGGACATATTAGCACTTTATAAAAAACATAAAAAAATACCAAAATCACTTAAGTCGTTAATGTAAATAATTTGAAACGAAATAAGGCTTTCAAAAAAGGTTTTTTGAAAAGACACCATGAAGAATTAATGAAAAGTGATATTAACTATGATTTATTGGCGGTGAATGACACCATATAACTAACATACTAAAATGGAATGGATGTCATAGTATATCTCATTGGGGTAAATCAATATAAGTAGATTTTAATATGTATGTTTAATAAAATGTTCGCAAGACTATTTTTACTGTCCGTCGTAGCTTTAGGATCTGTTTCTGCAAATACTCTTCAAGAACGCTTCAGTGAGTGGGTCGAGACCCACGCTGTCAAGTTCATCAATCACGCACACGAATATGGCACATTTGCCACATGGGTTGAAAATGATAAACACATTGAGACAACCAATGCACGTAACCTCACATACTCTCTTGGTCACAACCAGTTCTCAGGTATGACTATCTCTGAGTTTAAAGACTTCCTCGGGTTCGATGCAACCCAAAAGCCTTCTGAGATTTCACACCTCCGTGGCGCTGCTCCTTGCCGTGCTACCACTGGAGGCTGTTCCCAACCTGATTCTGTCGATTGGGTCAACGCAGGTGCTGTCACTCCTGTGAAAAACCAAGGCCAATGTGGTTCATGTTGGTCTTTTTCTACTACAGGAGCTCTTGAAGGTGCATACTTCATCAAGAATGGTAACCTAGAATCCTTTTCTGAACAACAACTTGTATCATGTGATAACCG